ACGTGCTCGACAGGCACGCCGTGGATCGACCTCAGGGCGGCCTCATTCATCGCCGCGTCGACCACGTCGTCGCCGAGGTCGATCACGGACCCCTGATCGATCGTCCACGGTAGGAAGTTCATCGGCTACGCGACCTCCGGCATGGACCGTCGCGGCCTGATCGACTCGTTCGCGAGGAACACCTGGCCGTACTGGCTCACGACGGATCAGCCGATTACCCTACTCACCGGGCAGGTGACGCCGATCCAGTTCAGCCAGGAGCGGCAGTTCCACGCCGAGCTCGCGAAGGTCATGCAGTTCGGGACGGACACCGGGGCTCCGGCTCCGGTCTTCTACCACATCTCGATGAACGAGGGTCAGTCCGGCAACCTCATCGCGGACAACGTCCCTATCCTCACGTTCGCCGGGAACTCGAACTTCCCGTTCCCGCTCCCGGAGCCCTACCTCATGCTCCGAGGCACGATCTTCATGGGCAACCTCACGAACGACGCTGGCCTCCCGAATCTCGGGACGGATATCGTCTTCCACGGTCGCGCCCTGCCGCTCAGCTACCCCGGCCAGAGGACGCTCCAGCCGACGTTCGATACTCGGAGCGCGGACATCCAGATGCCGCCGTCTCACAAAGATCTCAGCATCCCCATGATGACGTCGATGTGATTCGGAGGCGCCTGTGACCAACGGACCCTGGAACCCTCAGCGCATGAACGGACGGCCGCCCAACCAGGCGGGGCCGCCGAACCCGCTCGGCTTCCCGACGCCTGGGTCGCCGGCGGCACGCCAGGACGGCCTCAACATGCCGCCCGCCCCGCTAGGCATCCGCCAGCAGGCGGCGGGCGAGGCGCGCAGGAACATTCAGAACAACCCTACGATCATCCTCACCGCCGAGATGATCGGCATGGGCGTGCGCGAGGGTCTCGCTTCGGCTGGAATCCTCACGCAGGACCCGAACCTCCTCAACGGCAATGTCAAGGCCGAGCCGATCGAGTTGTTCAGCCAAGCGATCGTCCTGCCAGCGAACCCGGATGCGGTGACGATCGCGAGCGCGATCGCGTTCGCGAAGGCGAACGCCGTCCCGCCCGGTTACACAGGCGCGATCTCGACGACGCCTCCCTTCCTGACGCCAGACCTCCCGTACTCGAATCTCGTCTTCGTGACCGGGACGGGCGCGGTCGCGGACATCTTGCTGCCTGTCGGCGAGGTCGCGGTCATTGATCAACTCGGAGTCACGTCCTTCGACTCCACAGCCGAGCTCGAGACCCTCTTCCAGCTCGCTCACGGCAACGAGCCCGACGGGAACGTGAACCAGAACAACGTCTCCCTCCAACTCTTCGACCAGAGGTCCGGCTGGCCCTTCGGCGGGGCCGAGAACCCGGCCAGACTCAACGGGCGCGAGCGTCTCGCGCCTCAGCGTGGACCCATGAAGCGTCAGACGGACGTCTTCCTCCTCGCGCGACACACTGGCGTCACGTCGGCCTCCTACAAGCCAGGCTTCCACTACTTCGAGATCGTCATCCGTGGCTGGAGGATGGTGATCGGTCCCGACATGCTGCCTCTCGGGTGCGGCGTCGGCGGCCAGGACCTCGAGAGGCCGTAGCCATGGCGATGACGACGACGCGACCGATCAAGCTGGTCAAGCTCTCGAGCGCCGACGTGGTACTCGTGCCGATCGTGCTCGAGGTCCCGTGCGACGGCATGGGTCGGATCGTGGGAGACTTCGCCTACTCCGTTCCCGTCGTTGCGCCGACGATCGAGTTCTCGATGGACAACCTGAACTGGGACTCGGCTCAGACGGCCGCGGTCGACAACACCGCGGCCGCCGGGATCACTCTCTGGAAGCTCGACCTGGAAGTTCGGGCCTGGAAGGCAGTCCGACTCACGATCCCAGCCTCCGGCGCCGGACAGTCCGTGCGCGGGAGCGCGAGGCTCTTGCCGGTGGAAGAGGAGACTTAAACCATGGCTGTCACCGTCGCGATCGAGCCGGGCGGCCCCAAGGCGAAGAGGTGGCTCGTCACCTTCGGCCTGGACGCCGATACGACCGTCACGATCCCTCACGGATTCAACGGTATCCCGGATCACGTCGAGTTCTACGCGCTGAACGCGCTCGCGGTCGTTCCGGGAGCCGTGTCTCGAGGAACCGTCGACGGGGACAACATCGTCATGAACAAACTGCCGGCGGTCGGCTCGGGCGGGGCCCAGGTGGAGCTCATCGCCTACATCCCGAACTCATCTCTCTGAGGACACATGAAGATCAAGGCCGCGATCCCGGTCGTCCTGCTCTTGCTCGCGGGGTGCGTTTGCGTCTCGCCGGAGCAGGCCGTCAACCTGAACGAGGTCCACGAGGCCGTCGTCCGGCTCATGCCCTACGCTCAGGCCGGGATCAAGGCGAGGATTACGAGCCTCTCAGGGGTCGCGGCGAACTCGAGCGTCTCCGAGTCCGAGAGGTGCGCGGCGGCCGCAGAGATATCCTCGCTCACAGGCGTCCTCCTCGAGGCGAAGATCCTCACTGGCGTCACGAAGCCGATCCGCGACTGGGCTGTGAAGGAGGCGGGAGAGTCCGCGTACGCGAACGCGAAGGCGTCGCGTGACCAACAAGCAGCAGGGAGGTGACGGGTGGCCCTGAGCGACGAGATCAAGGACGGGCTCTCCTTCTTGAGCGGGATCCAATCCACGGCGAAGGGCAATCAGGCCGAGCTCGAGCTCGCCGCGGTGGAGATCCGGAAGATCGCTGACCTTTTCGGCAGCTTGTCGAGAGGCGACGCGAAGCCACTCGACGTGACGCTGACTAAGTGGACCAACGTGAACAAGTTGCTCCTCGCCAAGGCGTCGGCCGAGCAGGAGCTGACCAGCGGGTCTTCTCCGGACTGGAACAAGATCGGCGACGGCGTGGCCACGGCGGTCGGTATCGCCGTGAAGATCGCCCTTGCGATAGCGGCGGTTTGACCCATGAGCCTCTTCGGATCCATGATCGACGGAGTCGTGCTCACCAAGGCGAAAGCGGCTATCAAGGCAGCCGATGACGCGCGGCGGGAGAGGATCAAGGCGTCTCTACTCGAGATCCTGGGCACACCGCTGCCGGACCGGGACATAGAAACTCTCCTCGTCGCTTCGAGGCAGGCCGATGCGGTCCGCGGCGTGGCGGCAGTTGCGGGCAAGAACATGATCGGCGAGATACTCTCGAAGATCGCCGACGCGCTCGAGGGACGGTAACCATGCCCAAGTCTGCTGTCGGGAAGCTGATCAAGGCGATCTACCTCGCGGTGGTCCCGGCCCTCGTAGACAAGGACTATCACGAACTCACACTGACGAGCGACGCCCGTCTCAGGACGGACGCCTCGATCGTCGGGCCGATCGTCGTCACGCCGGCCGAGCCGGTTCTTACGCCGGCCGGCTACCAACAGATCCTCGGCGTCACGAACCTGGTGGCCACGCCGCTCGTGGTCCCACCTGGCGCGAAGTACGCCTGGGTCCAGATAGAGAACGGAGACTCTCGTTGGCGCGACGACGGGCCGGCGCCCACGGCCGCCATAGGCTTCCCTCTTCTTCAGGACACGGGCTTCTTCTTCCAGGACGGAGCCGGGGGGCTCGCCGCTCTCAAGTTCATTGCCCAGACAGTGCCGATCAACGTGAACGTCGTCTACTACTCCTAGTCAGGAGCCGCTGATCCATGGCCGTTTCGCAAGTCGTCGTTCCGCCGTCGCCCTTCGCTCGCACCGGAGCCGTCACCAAGCTCCGTAACGCGAACGATCAGGTCGGCATCGGTACGTCGGCGCCCACCGCGACGAACAAGCTCCAGATCGATGCCAGCGCCGGTGGCTTCGCGGTCGCAGCGTCGTTCCTGAACGGATCGGTCGGGATCGGGACCGCCGCTCCGGCGGCCGGCGTCAAGCTCGACGTGGCCGGCGCCACCCGTGTTCAGACCACGGTTCAACTCGATAGCCAGGGCGCCGACCCCGTCGCAATCGTGACGCGAGGCCAGGTCTACACGAAGACCGTTCTGGGCGTGATCCAGCTCTTCTACGAGGCCTCCGACGGCACGGTCAGCCAGTTGACGCCAGGCTCAGCCTCGGTCGTGACTCTCCAGGACGTCTACGACGACGGCAACACGATCGCCGCGACGGCCGCCAGGCCGATCGCGTTCTCGAACGCGGTCGATGCCACGGACCTCCTGACACTCACGAGGACCTTTGCCGGGGCCGGCGCCGGACTCTCCGTGTCCATGGGCGCGGCGACGACTGGGGTCGGCATCTTCCTCAATCAGGCGACGGGTGGCTCGGGGCTTCTTCTCCAGCTCCAGAACAACGCCGTGAACAAGTTCACCGTGAACAACGCCGGCGATGTCCTGGTCGCCGGAAAACTCACTGTCACGGGCGCGATCGACCCTCCCTCGATCCTCCTCTCCGGAGGCACTGCGCTCTACCTGGAGTCGAACGACGGCTCCACGGCGCCCGTCTCCGGCGCCGCGACCGGCCGCCTCCGGTACAACAACACGACCGGGACCTGGCAGGTCTCCACCCAGGCCGGAGCTTACTCGAGCCTCTCGACGGCCGCGACCTCGACGCTCCAGCAGGCCTACACGAACGGCGGCGCCGGCGGCGGCGTGATCCTTCTGACGTCGGCAGGCGGCGCTCTCGCGCTGACGAACCCGGCCGCCTCGGCTCACGCCGTCATGACGCTGACCCAGGGCACGGCTGGCCAGAACGCGCTCACGGCGAGCGGTGGAAACATCGACCTTTCGGGCGGCAACGTCCTCGTCGGGTCGACATTCGGGCTCGACACGAGCGCCGCAGGGTCGCTGAAGATCGGCGTGACGACGGCGACGAGCATCGACCTCGGCGGCGTCGGTGTCACTGCGCTCAACCTCACGGCGACGACGACCACGATCACTGGCGACTTGACCGTGAACGGCACGGTCACGACGATCAACACGACGAACCTGACCGTCACCGACTCGCTGATCTACGCGAACGACGGGGCCGGGTCGGCGAGCGCAGGTATCGCCTGGGACCGCCAGGCGACGACGAACGACGCGATCTTCCTGTGGAGCGAGACGAACTCGCGGTTCGAGATCGGCCTGAACAACACGACCGGCGGAACGGTCACCCCGGCGTCCCTGGCTATCTTCTCGGACGTGAAGCTCAGCAGCCTCTTTCTTGCCGGCACGGCGATCACCGCCGATGCTGGACTCACGGTGACGGCCACGACCGCGCCGTTGAGCCTGTCCGCGACCGGCGCGTTCGCCGTGAACCTCCAGACCTCAGGCGTGACCAGGGTCGAGGTCAAGAGCGACGGCCCGCTTGAGTTCCCCACGAACACTACCGCGGCGGTCAGCGCCGCGACCAAGGGCGCCCTTCGCTACAACAACACTACCGGCGCCTTTCAGGTCAGCGCGAGCGGTGGCGCGTGGACCGACCTCGCGACCGGCGTCGACACCCTCCAGGCTGCCTATGGGGCCGGCAACACGATCGCCGCGACGGCCGCCAGGCCGATCGCGTTCTCGAACGCGGTCGATGCCACCGATCTCCTGACTCTCACGAGGACCTTTGCCGGGGCCGGAAGCGCCGCGGCCGTCTCCATGGGAGCAACCACGACGGGCGTCGGCTACTCGGCGTCGATGGTCGCCGGATCGACCGGCGCTGCCATGTCGTGGAGCGGCGGCACGTCACTCTTCCTCGAGAGCACGGACGGCTCGACATCGGCTGTCTCCGGCGCCGCGACTGGCAGACTCAGGTACGACAACGGATCGGCTGCCTGGCAGGTTTCGACTCAAGGCAGTCCCTATCACGACCTCATCACTACTATCCAGCGCGACGCCGTCAATCTTCGCTTCCTCGGCACGCGAATGGACTACCCGGCGTCTGGCAACATGACAGCTAGTCGCGTCCAGTACACGCGCGTCTGGATCGAGCGGGGGATCACCCTCAACTCGATGCAGATCTTCGTCGACGGTGCCGCAGCCGGCAATATCAACCTCGGCATCTACGACCAGGCCACGCCGACGAGCAACACAGGGACGCCGAGCACCCTGCTAGCCTCCACTGGATCGACCGTGGTCGCGACTGGCTACATGACCCCAGCGCTCACGTCGCCTTACACGACCACGGCGGCTGGTTACTACTGGGTTGGCGTCGTCGCCAGTTCGCCTGCGCCGACCTATGCCGTCTCGCAGACCTTCCGTAGCGGCTTCTTCAACGGCGCGACGAATCCGGCTCTCCGATTCGAGACATCTGCTGGTGTTACGCTTCCAGCCGGCCCGGGACATACGTTCCTGGCAGCGGCGACCAGCGCCATAGCCTACGCGGCGGCGTCGGAGTAACCATGACCAACTCGATTCAGCCCAATACCTCCGGCATCGGCGATACGGTCTTCATGCAGGACAACGGCAGCGGCATGCCGACCTTGCCCGCCGTCGACGGATCGCTGGTGACCAACGTCACGGCTTACTTCGTCGCGTCCGGAGCCCTCACGTCCGGCGCGGTCGCCAGCGGCACGATCAGTCAGTTCCAACTCGCGAGCGGGGCTGTCAACTCCGGCCATGTCGCCTCCGGTGCCGTCCACGGCGCCATCGGCGCCGGACGCAGCATCGCGTCCGGAACGATTGCGCACAACGACTTCGGGTCGGGCGCGATCCAGTCAGGCGACGTGGCCTCCGGTCAGATCGGCTTCGGCCACCTCGCTGACGCCTCGGTCAGGTCGGGCTCGATTGGCTCCGGTCAGATCGCTTCCGGCCACATGGCCTCGGGCTTCATCGCCGCGATCGAACAGAACATCATCGGCTCTGGCGCTATCACTTCCGGCCTCATCGGCGACGCGGCTGTAGTCTCTGGCTCGCTGGCCTCCGGCAGCGTCTCTCGGTTCGCTCTCTCGAGCGGCGCGGTGAACAGCGGTCAGATCGGAAACGCGGCTGTCGTCTCCGGCTCGATCGCCAGCGGCGCTATCGGTCCCTTCCACCTCGCCTCCGGCCTGACCGTCACCTCCGGCTCGATCACCTCCGGCTTCATCGGCAACGCCGCCGTGGTCTCTGGCTCTCTGGCCTCCGGCCAGATCTCCCGCTTTGCCCTCGCCTCCGGCGCGATCAACTCCGGCCATGTCGCCTCTGGCGCCGTCCTCGGATCGCTCGGTGGTGGGGCCATTACGATCGCCTCCGGCACGATCGGTCCCAACGAGCTCGGCTCCGGGTCGGTGCTCTCCGGGGCTATCGCCTCCGGTCAGATCGGAGCCTTCCACCTCGCCTCCGGATCCGTTGTCTCCGGTCGCGTCGCGTCCGGCTCGCTCGGCCAGTTCGTGAGCGCCTCCGGCTCGACGGTGTCTGGTCACATCGGCTCCGGCGCCGTGATCGTCGCCATCGGCGCCGGACGCAGTATCGCGTCCGGAACGATCGGACCGAACGACCTCGGCTCGGGCGCGATCCTCTCCGGCGCGATCGCCTCCGGCCAGGTCGGCGCGTTCGCTCTCGCCTCTGGTTCGGTCGTCTCGGGACGTATCGCATCCGGGTCGGTGAGTCAGTTCGCGCTCGCGAGCGGTGCCGTGAACAGCGGCCAGGTCGGCTCCGGATCTGTGATCGGCGCCATCGGCGCCGGACGCAGTATCGCGTCCGGAACGATCGGACCGAACGACCTCGGCTCGGGCGCGATCCTCTCCGGCGCGATCGCCTCCGGCCAGTTGGCCGACTTCCACTTCGCCTCCGGGGCGAAGATCAGCACCGCGGAATGGCTCGTCGACACCTCGCTCCTGACGGCCGAGCTTATCTCGGGCGGCCGTGCCGTCAGCGTCAGTTCCAGCGGAACCGTCCAGATCGCCAAGGCCGCTCTCTCGGGCAAGATGCCGGCCCTCGGCGTCGTGATCGACAACGTGCTGTCGGGGCAGGCTCCGCGCATCTACCACAAGGGCCGCGTTCTCTCGACGAACTTCAACTTCTCCGGCGCCATCGGCCAGCACATCTTCGTCGGCCTGTCAGGCACGCTCGACATCACGGCTCCGGTGCTGTCCGGGACCCTAGTCCAGAACCTCGGCGAGGCTCTGTCGGTCTCGGGCCTGTTCATAGGGACGGCCCTGGCGTCGGGTCAGGTGACGGCCGACATCCTGGCTTCCGGAGCCGCGGTCAGCGGCAAGCTCGGCGACGGAGCCGTCACTTCGGGCGCTATCGCTTCGGGCCAGATCGGCCAGTTCCACCTGTCCTCTGGCGCGATCTCAAGCGGCGTCATCGGCGACAACTCCATCACCTCCGGCACGATCGCCTCGGGTCAGGTCTCCCAGTTCGCGCTTGCATCCGGAGCCGTCAACAGCGGCCAGGTCTCCTCGGGCGCCGTGATCGGCTCCCTCGGCGGCGGAGCCCTGAACATCGCGAGCGGCACCGTCGGCCCGAACGAGCTCGGCTCGGGCGCGATCCTCTCGGGCGCGATCGCCTCGGGGCAGGTCGGCTTCGGCCACCTCGCGAACGCCGCCGTTCTCTCCGGATCCGTCGGCTCCGGCCAACTCGCCTCCGGCCACATGGCGTCCGGGTTCATCTTCTTCCTGACGAACACCGCGACGCTTACGTCCGGCCAGGTGACCTCCGGCTTCATTGGCAACGCCGCTGTTGTCTCCGGCTCGATCGCCAGCGGTCAGGTCGGCACGGTCCACGTCGCCTCCGGCGGACTGGGTTCCGGCGCGATCGGCTCCGGTCAGGTCGGGCAGTTCCACCTCGCCAGCGGTGCGGTGAACTCCGGTCAGGTCGGGAACGCCGCTGTGGTTTCGGGTTCGATTGCCTCGGGTCAGGTTGGACAGTTCGCCCTCGCTTCCGGCGCGATCAACTCCGGCCAGATCGGGAACGCCTCGGTCGTCTCAGGCTCGATCGCCTCGGGCGCTGTCGGCCAGTTTGCCCTTGCCTCCGGCGCGGTGAACTCGGGCCAGGTCGGCAACGCGGCCGTCGTCTCGGGTTCTATCGCCTCCGGATCGGTCGGCGCGGTCCATGTCACCTCCGGTGGCCTTGGCTCCGGTGCGATCGCCTCCGGTAGCGTCTCTCAGTTCGCCATCTCGAGCGGGGCCGTCAACTCTGGTCAGATCGGCAACGCCGCTGTCGTCTCGGGCTCCATCGCCTCGGGCGCTGTCGGTCAGTTCCACCTCGCCTCCGGCCTTGCTGTCACCTCTGGCTCGATCACGTCTGGCGACATTGGCGACGCCGCTGTGGTCTCCGGGTCGTTCGCCTCGGGTCAGATCAGTCGCTTCGCCATCGCCTCCGGCGCGGTGAACAGCGGCCAGGTCGCTTCCGGGGCTGTGATCGGCTCCCTCGGTGGCGGTGCGTTCACGATCGCCTCCGGCACCGTCGGCCCGAACGAGCTCGGCTCTGGGTCGGTCATCTCGGGTGCGATTGCTTCTGGCCAGATCGGCTTCGGCCACCTTGCCTCGGGCAGCGTCGGCTCCGGTGCCCTCGCTTCGGGCCAGGTCACGAACCTCAAGCTCGGCTCGGGCGCCGTCAGCAGCGGCACGATCGCCTCCGGTCAGGTCGGCTTCGGTCACTTGGCGAACGCTTCAGTACAGTCGGGTGCGATCGCCTCCGGTCAGGTCGGCCAGTTCGCCCTCGCCTCCGGTGCCGTGAACTCCGGGCAAGTCGCCTCCGGCGCCGTCCAGGGCGCTGCCGGCGGTGGCGCGAGGAACGTCGCCTCCGGCACGCTGGCACATACGGACTTCGGTTCGGGGGCGATCCAGAGCGGCGACGTGGCCTCCGGTCAGATCGGCTTCGGCCACCTCGCTGACGCCTCGGTCAGGTCGGGCTCGATTGGCTCCGGTCAGATCGCCTCCGGCCACATGGCCTCGGGGTTCATCAACGCCATCGAGCAGAACATCATCGGCTCTGGCGCTATCACCTCCGGCCTCATCGGCAACGCGGCCGTTGTCTCCGGCTCTCTCGCCTCCGGCAGCGTCTCTCAGTTCGCTCTCTCCTCTGGTGCCGTGAACTCCGGTCAGATCGGCAACGCGGCCGTCGTCTCCGGGTCGATCGCCAGCGGCGCAATCGGGCCTTTTCACCTCGCCTCCGGCCTGACCGTCACCTCCGGCTCGATCACCTCCGGCTTCATCGGCGACGCCGCCGTCGTTTCCGGGTCGATCGCCAGTGGCTCGGTCGGACGCTTTGCCCTCGCCTCCGGCGCGGTGAACTCCGGTCAGGTCGCTTCCGGGGCTGTCCTCGGGTCGCTTGGTGGCGGTGCTCTCACGATCGCGTCCGGGTCGGTCGGACCCAACGACCTTGGTTCCGGTGCGATCCTTTCAGGCGCGATCGCCTCCGGTCAGGTCGGCTTCGGTCACCTCGCTTCCGGTAGCGTCGGCTCCGGCGCTCTTGCTTCGGGTCAGGTCACGAACCTCAAGCTTGGCTCTGGCTCCGTCACCAGCGGGACGCTGGCGTCCGGTCAGGTCGGCACCTCACACCTCGCTGACGCGTCAGTTCAGTCCGGCAGCGTTGGCTCCGGTCAGATCGCCTCCGGCCACATGGCCTCGGGCTTCATCACCTCGCTCGAACAGAACATCCTTGGCTCCGGTGCGATCACGTCCGGCCTCATCGGCAACGCGGCGGTGGTCTCCGGGTCGCTGGCCTCCGGTAGCGTCTCTCGGTTTGCCCTGTCTTCTGGCGCCGTGAACTCCGGCCAGGTCGCTAGCGGCGCTGTTCTGGGTTCGCTCGGTGGCGGGGCTCTCACGATCGCCAGCGGATCCATCGGGCCCAGCGACCTCGGGTCCGGCTCGATCCTCTCCGGCGCGATTGCGTCCGGCCAGGTCGGCACCTCTCACCTCGCGGACGCGTCCGTCCGGTCCGGTTCTGTCGGTTCCGGTCAGATCGCTTCTGGCCACATGGCGTCGGGCTTCATTGCGTCGATCGAGCAGAACGTCCTCGGCTCCGGCGCCATCACCTCCGGTCTCATTGGCGACGCTGCTGTCGTCTCCGGGTCGTTCGCCAGCGGCCAGATCAGCAGGTTCGCGCTCGCTAGCGGTGCGGTCAACAGCGGTCAGGTCGCTAGCGGTGCGGTTCTCGGCTCTCTCGGCGGCGGGGCCTTCACGATCGCTTCTGGCACGATCGGACCGAACGACCTCGGCTCAGGATCGGTGGGCTCAGGCGCCCTGGCCTCTGGCCAGGTCACGAACCTCAAGCTCGGCTCCGGTGCGGTCACCAGCGGGACGATCGCTTCTGGTCAGGTCGGCTTCGGCCACCTCGCCGACGCCTCCGTCCGGTCCGGCAGCGTGGGCTCCGGCCAGATCGCTTCTGGTCACATGGCGTCGGGCTTCATCTCGTCTCTGACGACCGGACTGACCTCCGGCCAGGTGACTTCAGGCTTCATCGGCGACGCGGCCGTGGTCTCCGGGTCGATTGCGTCCGGCGCTGTCAGCCAGTTCGCTCTCTCGAGCGGCGCCGTCAACTCCGGCCAGGTCGGCAACGCGGCCGTTGTTTCGGGTTCGCTGGCCTCGGGTCAGGTCGGCACGGTCCATGTTGCCTCCGGCGGACTGGGTTCCGGCGCGATCGGCTCCGGTCAGGTCGGGCAGTTCCACCTCGCCTCCGGCGCGGTGAACTCCGGTCAGATCGGCAACGCTGCTGTCGTCTCCGGCTCTATCGCCTCGGGCTCGGTCGGCCAGTTCCACCTTTCGAGCGGACTTGGCGTCACCTCCGGTTCGATCATGTCCGGCGACATTGGCGACGCCGCCGTGGTCTCCGGATCGTTCGCCTCGGGTCAGATCAGCCGCTTCGCTCTCGCTTCCGGCGCGGTGAACAGCGGTCAGATCGCCTCCGGCGCCGTCCTGGGCTCCCTTGGAGGCGGGGCCTTCACGATCGCCTCCGGCACCGTCGGCCCGAACGAGCTCGGCTCGGGCTCGATCCTCTCGGGCGCGATCGCCTCCGGTCAGATCGGGGCCTTCCACCTCGCCTCCGGCTCCGTGGTCTCCGGCCGCGTCGCGTCCGGCTCGCTCGGTCAGTTCGTGAGCGCCTCCGGCTCGACGGTGTCTGGTCACATCGGCTCCGGCGCCGTCCTGGGCTCCCTTGGAGGCGGGGCCTTCACGATCGCCTCCGGCACCGTCGGCCCGAACGAGCTCGGCTCGGGCTCGATCCTCTCGGGCGCGATCGCCTCCGGTCAGATCGGGGCCTTCCACCTCGCCTCCGGCTCCGTGGTCTCCGGCCGCGTCGCGTCCGGCTCGCTCGGTCAGTTCGTGCTGTCCTCCGGCGCGGTGAACTCCGGTCAGGTCGGCAACGCGGCCGTCGTCTCGGGCTCGATTGCCTCGGGCGCGGTCGGTACGGTCCACGTCTCCTCTGGCGGCCTGGGCTCCGGCGCGATCGGATCCGGACAGATCTTCACCCTCCACGTCGCTTCGGGCGGCCTGCTCTCCGGCGCGATCGGCTCAGGGCAGATCGGCCAGTTCCACGTCTCGTCCGGGGCGATCACGTCAGGCACGCTCGGCGTAACCGGAGGCGCTCCTGACGGCACCAAGGTGCTGCGCGACGACTTCACCTGGACAACCCTCGCGTCCGGCTTCGTGCCGTCTTACACCTCCGGCGCGGTCCTGTCCGGCACGATCGCCTCGGGACAGATCGGCACCTTCCACTTCACCTCCGGCGCGATCATCACCTACGCCAGGAACGCCATCTCTGACGACTTCATTGCCGAGGAGGCGATCTCCGGCCTTGTCGCGGTGGCCATTGGCTCGGGCGGCGTCGGCCTCGTCCGTGCCCAGCCCGGATCAGGCCTCCGCATGCCGGCTGTCGGGATCAGCGTCCTCAACGTCGTGAGCGGGGCCACCGCTCAGTTCATCGCGAACGGCAAACTCCTGGTCTCCGCCTCTGGCGCCATCGCGGGCTCCGGGTTCAACGGCCTGAACGCGCTCGCCTACGTGGGATCGGGTGGCCTCCTGCTCACCAAGTCCGGCTACGTCACAGGAGCCTCCTCCGGCGGCGGTCCCGGTGTGGCTGGCACGTCTGGTCGTGTCACGCAGCGCGTCGGCGTCTGGATCTCCGGCGGCATCCTGGTCAAGGTCGACAACTACATGACCAGCGGGCTCATCACGCTCGCAGGAGTCGCGCAATAATGGACACTGCACAGCAGGTCACCAATCAGAGCGGCGCTGGCACGCAGGACGCCACTCCGACGATCCTCGTCGAGATGGCCATGCCGGCGAACGGCGCCGGCTTTCTTCAGATTCGCGTCTGCGCCAGGAACCCGGTCACCAAGGACACCAGGGCCTGGTGGGCCGTGTACTGGGTAAAGAGCAACGACGCCGGCGTCATCGACGTCACGAACCCAAACATAGTCCTCGCGGAGAAGAACGACGATCCCGGTGCGTCGACCTGGTCATACAGCGTCGTTGCGGCAAGCGGGTTGGTCCAGATAGTCGTGACCGGCGAAGCAGGTGCGTTCATCGAGTGGTTTGGGATGTTCGACGGCTGGATCTTGATCCCCGAATGAGCGCTTAGCCCGCCCTGTCCTTCTTCGCGATACCACCCGATCGGGCTGTCGGCCTGTTGTGGTATCCTCTTGTCACCATGTCGGCAGGTGGTGTCACATGGAGCGCGAGGAAGACCAAGAATGAGCGGAGCGTGGGAGCTCGAGAGGCCGTCTGTGCTGGTCTGTATCCTGACCAGGGAGACGGTCACGACGGCTTGGTCGAAGGGATTCAGGGAGCTCCAGATCCCGGGCGGCGGCTCGTTCGCATTCTTCGCAGGCATGCCCTTCGATCACGCGAGGAACACCGCCGTCGAGCGCATGATGGAGAACGGCTTCCAGTGGCTGTTCTTCCTCGATGACGACGTGATCCCACCGCCCGACACGATCTACAGGCTGATAAACCGTGGCGGCGACATAGTCAGCGGTCTCTACTACCGCCGTGCTGAGCCGATCGTGCCGGTCGTCATTCGCGAGACGGGTGGACAGAGGGTGTGGGTCACCGACGCCCCGCCTGGAGGACTCGTGGATGCCGACATGGTTGGCGCCGGGGCGCTCCTTATCCACCGCAGGGTGTTCGAGCGCGTGCCGAAGCCGTGGTTCGAGTGGCTCCTGGATAGGCCCGACATCCCGGCTGACCAGAGGTGCAGCGAGGACTTCGCTTTTTGTCGCAAGGCGAAACAGCACGGCTTCTCGATCAAGGTCGACTTCAGCGTGGCGTGCAAGCACGCCGGTCTCGCCGCCAGTGAACTCGGCGGCCTCCTCAAGCCCCTCTCTGTCTGACCTGCGGAGCCACCATGAAGATTGTCGTCGTCTCGACCACGATCATGACGTGCCCGCCAGCCGGTTACTCGGGCCTCGAAATGCTCTCCTGGCAACAGGCCGAGGGCTTGGCCAAGCGAGGCCACAACGTCCTCCTCGTGGCGCCGAAAGGCTCGACGGCGCCTCCTGGCGTCGAACTCCACGGGACCACGCTCGGCGAGAGCGAGATGCAGGCTTACTCCGGCTACTGGCACAGGCTTCCAGGCTACGACGCCGTGATCGACAACTCCTGGCAGAAGTGGTCCTACATCCTCAAGGCCGAGGGCAAGCTCAAGGCGCCCGTCCTGGGCGTCCTCCACGCGCCGGCGAACACCATGTACGGGTCACCGCCGCCGATCGTCCAGCCGTGCCTCGTCGCGATCTCGAGGGACCAGGCGACGCACGCCTCCGAGATCTGGGGCGTGCCGGCGAGGACGTGCCACAACGGCATTGACCTCGGGTTCTACAGGCCGTCTCCTGGCGTGGCGCGGACCGACCGCTACCTGTTCCTCGCCCGCATGTCGAAGATCAAGGGCCCGCACATTGCGGTCGACGTCGCCCGCAAACTGCGCGTCTCGCTCGACCTCGTGGGAGACGACCGGATCACAGGCGAGCCCGAGTACGCGCAGCGCCTCCTGGCCCAGGCGAAGAACAACATCGCTTACCACGGCGGCAAGTCACGCGAGGAGTGCGTCAAGTTCTTTAGTGTCGGAAAGGCGCTCCTCCACATGAACCTCCACTTCCGCGAGCCGTTCGGCCTCGCCCCGGTCGAGGCCCAGGCGTGCGGGTGCCCCGTGATCGCGTTCGACCACGGGGCCATGCGCGAGACCGTCAAGCACGGCACGACCGGGTTCCTCGTGAAGACCCAGGACGAGGTCGAGGAGCTCGTCCGCACGAACGCCGTCGCGAAGATCAGGTCCGAGGACTGTATCGAGTGGGCGAAGCAGTTCTCGGTCGAGCGCATGGTCGAGGGCTACGAGAAGCTGGCGCTCGAGGCGCTGGAGACGGGCGGGTGGTGATGGAGCCGAGGTGCGAGGAGCCTGGCGGCTGCGGCGAGACCGGGCTGTTCACGACATCGCCGTTCCCGAACGGTTCGAGGGCGATCCATGCGTGCCAGTGTCCCTGGGGGCGCGAGTTCGGCGAGCCGGGCGAGGTCGTGGGCTACACGCCGACGCTCTGTCCAGCGCCAGGCGTGCAGTTCCACGGCTACGAGTCGAAGATCGAGAGGGCGAAGGGGATCTCGGTCGAGCTCCTCGCGCGCTCCCTCGAGCGGCGTCGCTGTGAGAAGACGCTCGGCCCGGCTGGCTCGATCTTCGGTCGATGCACCCAGGAGAAGGAGCACGAGGTCAACGGTCTGCCGCTGCACGCGACGGAACGGCTCTCTTTCGCGTCTGTGAGGTGACGGGTGGACACGACCGGACAAAGACGCTGGATCGACAACGTCCTCATCCACGCGTTCCCGAACGGAGCCTCGTTGTTTCAGTGCGGCCTGGCCGAGCTCATGCAGCCAGGTTGGCCCGCCAACATCGGCCTGGTCGTCATGGCCGCACACGAGGTCAAGGCCACGATTCAGAGCTGCGTCACCGAAACGTTCGACGCGGCGATGAACGACGCCTTCGACCCGCCCGAGGATGAAGCTCAGGCGATCTGGGATCTTGCCAACAAGGCGGCGGATCGTGGCAAGGCCGTGCTCGACAGTGGCAGGAGTGTCGTCTCCTGCTGCGCCATGGGACACAACCGCTCGGCGCTGATCTCTGGCTTGATCCTCGTTCGGTGCGGCGTCCCGTGGCGCAACGCCATCGACCTGACTCGACACATGCGTGGGCCGCTCAGCTTCAACAACCCGACCTTCGTCGGCATGGTCGCGAGGAACGGACCCGTCAGCAAGTGCAAGAACTGCGGCAGCCACGTCAGGATCACGGAATGAAGGTCTTCGTCCTGTTCTCCTCCCCGAGCGAGTTCGGCACCGGCGCGTGCATCTCCCACGCCTGGGGCCCGGCGTTCAGGTCCAGGGAGGAAGCCGAAGCCGAGGCCGTCAACAGGAACTCCGCCGCCAAGTGGGAGGACTGGACGGTTCAGGACGTGGAGCTTCGTGAAGAGGAGCAGCCCAGGAAGCTCGACTGCACCTCCGACGAGCTCTACACGGCGCTCAAGAAGGGTGGACTCACCGAGATCATCTATGAGGGCGATCCGGGGCCGGGCCAGATCAAGCCGCTTGCTCACGGCAGGTGTGAGCACGGCCTGGCCTGGCACAAGTGGGAGAACGGCTCGGCCACGAACTGCTGCTCGCTCTGCCCCGTGCCCACATGACCGCTCTCTACATCACCGCCGATCAGGTCGGGATCGTCTCGGGCGGCGGGATCGTCACCCAGCGGGAGTCCGAGTTCCTGGGTCTTCATGGCCTTGGCGTCAAGGTGCTCGATCGTGGCGTCATCGACCCGACGAACCAGAGCGCCGTCGACCCCTTCGTCTTCGACTCGCTGGCCGAAGCAGTAGTCGGGAAGGCCCTCGAAGAGGGGCGCCACGAGCTCGCCCACTTCTACGCCGGGACGTTCACGAGGACGATCGCACGCCTGAAGGCGGCCGGCGTGAGGGTCTCCTACACCGCCGCCGCCCACGACCGCAGGCACAGCATCGAGGAGTTCGGCCTCCTGGGCTACGACTACCCCTACGCGCACATCAAGGACGACGCGCTCTGGGCGCAGTACGTCCAGGGCTACAAGCAGGCTGACCTCGTCATCTGCCCCTCGAGGCTCAGCGCGGACGTGATGCGTGGCTACGGCTGCAAGAACGTGGTCGTCGTCCCTCACGGCGTCATGCTCCCGGCGGTCACACGACCGCTCCCGAGAGGCTTCCGAGTCGGCTACTTCGGCGCCCTCGGCCCCGATAAGGGCCTCGTCTACCTACTGCGCGCCTGGAAGACCATCGGCTACAAGGACGCTCGGCTCCTGATCGGTGGGAGGGGCTCCGAGGAGTCGATCCACATGATCCGGGCGCACGGCGGCGGGAACGTCCAGATCCTCGGGTTCGTCGAGTCCGTCTCCGACTTCTACGACGAGTGCTCGGTCTACGTTCAACCTTCGACTTCAGAGGGGTACGGAATTGAGATCCTCGAGGCCATGGCCCACGGCAGGCCGGTCATAGCCTCGGTCGGCGCCGGCGGCGCGGACGCGATCGACGAGGGTGTGGATGGCTTCAAGGTCCCGATCCGGTCTCCCCAGGCGATCGCCGAGAAGATCGAGTGGTGCCGGACGCACCCCGACGCGCTCAGGGCTATGGGTGAGAACGCCAAGCGCAAGGCGCAGGGCTACTCGTGGGACAAGATCAGACCGCTCTACTCAGCGGCCTGGGCCAACATCCTTGCGGCGAAGGCGGCCGCATGACCTACGCCCTCCCGTTCCGACAGGGACAGAAGCTCGTCGAACTCGGCGGTGGCGAGAAGCCGGCCATTCGGCCCAACGTCGACGCCCGGCCGCTCCCGACCGTGGACATAGTTGCCGACATCTCGAGGCCGCCGCTGCCGCTCCCCGACCGGGCCTATGACGGGATCTTCTGCTCTTACGTCCTCGAGCACGTCTCCTGGCGCGTCGTCCCGAAGCTCCTCTCCGAAGTGGTGCGAGTCCTCGCGCCGGGCGGCGTCGCCGTCTTCGTGATCCCGAACACGCAGGCGCAGCTCAGGTGGGCGCTCGCGCGCGAGGAGTGGGATGAGAAGATCGCCCAGTGTCTCTTCGGCGACCAGGACTACCAGGAGAACGCGCACCGGGCCGCGTTCTCGCCCGACTACGCCATTCGCCTCTTCCAGGAGGCTGGGTTCAGCGACGTGACCGTTCTCCCGCACGGGGAACTGAGGACCGACATGATTGTCGAAGCAAGGACGCCCGCGACTCCACCGACACCGCCGACGCCCGCACCGTCGCCCACGCCGGCGACGCAGCCGCTGCACGTCGACGCCTCGACGTGGACGCCCGCTCAGCGGAAGAAGGCCTACAACCGCCACTACTTCAACGGCGGCGGCGAGGTCGGCGGCTATGCCCGCGAGGGCTACTGGGACTACCCGGTCCACTGGCTCACCTTCCGCAAGCTCATGGAGAGGAAGCCGGAGAGCGTCCTCGAACTCGGCTGCGCCAGAGGGTTCATTCTCAAGCGTGCCGAGGACGCCGGCGTCAGGGTCAAGGGGCTCGAGGTCTCGGACCACTGCGTCCTCACTCGGGCCGTCGAGGACGTCGTGAACTGGGACCTGACCCAGACGCCGTGGCCGATCAAGGACAAGGAGTTCGACCTCG